TCCCCGAAATCACTTTTTGAGACCTTGCTTGGAGGTTTGTTTACGGGTGCGCTTGGGTTTGCGCTTGGTGCGCTTGGTGCGCTTGGTGCGCTTGGTGCGCTTGGTGCGCTTGGTGCGGAGACCGCCAAACTTGTTCTGACCGGAGTCGTAGTTTGCCGCTGTATCCACGTACCCCGGACCGCCGGGGACCGCGTTGCCCTTTTCGTCGACACGCGGAGGCGCGAAATAGTACTGTTCAAGCGTCTCATCCGGAAGGAACTGCAGTTGTGTTTGGCCGAATAAATATCTCATGGGAAGATGTCGTACTCCAGGAGGAAATTCAGATGTGATTTTCGAAATCGGGTTGCTGTGGCACGCCAACTCTTTAAGAGAACCCGGTAGAGCAGGCAACACAGTGATTTGATTTACTTGGCAGTACAAATTTTCAAGAGCAGGAGGTAGATCGGGCAATCTAGAGAGTCGATTGTGACTGCAGACTAGTCTTTTAAGAGCAGGTGGCAAGGCAGGTAGTTCGGTGAGTTGGTTGAAATTGCAATATAAAAATTCAAGAGTAGGAGGTAGCGCTGGCAATACGGTCAGTTGGTTGTTAAAACAGTACAATGTTGTGAGAATAGGCGGTAGGGCGGGCAAGGATGTTAATTGTAATCCCGAAACATCGAGGGTTGGGCGTGCCGCTGTGACTTGGGCAATCCGCTGCAGTAGTTGGGCAGTGTTCGGTCCATGTGCCATTGTGTTACTGCGCATAAAAATGAAACGCATGACTGCAAATTTGGGGTCTCTTATTCAAAAATGACGCTCGCACGCTTCATCTACCACAAGGTTGTAGGGACGCCCACATACTTTGACGTTCTTCCAGTCGACGTTCTACGATGTGGACTGATTCCGTTTCTCGGATGGGAAGATCGCATCCATCTCAACATGATGACACCACCTGGTGACCGCACACCTCCAGACAAGATCGCAAAGGACCGCATCATTGCGCACCAAATGAAGGTCACGGACTCGCTCCTTGCCTCCAAGGCAAAAACACGGGAGTTGGCATTTGATAAGTACCTTAGTCGGGGGTTCATATCACTTGCATACCAGTCCACGTACATCGACGCACTCAAGAGTCACATTGACGCAAAAGTTACAGGGCACGCTCTCCTTCATCACCTCCATTCGCGGCGCTTCAAGTCTCTTCTCGAAGATGGACTGGACATCTTGATCAGTCGCTCTGCACACACGGACAAGGTGTATGCACGCAACGTCAAGGATCTGCTTGCCACACAGGGATTGACGTTTGAGCGTGAGATCGTGCCTCAAGGGTTCTTCAAGGGACGCATGCGCGTGACGCAGAACGGTCTTCTCAAAAACATGATCTACAGTGAGATGGAATAACAATCCTAGTGAAAAAACGAAATCTATTTTTGCAATCTAGACTTTACTCGTGGACAAAATGCCGATCCTCTTCTACATCCCCGCGACTGCGGAGTGCCCTGCACACACCTTCTACTCCGACCACACCCATCTCTTCTTCTGCTCTTCGACAGACTGCGCAAACGTAGTTGACTACAATGGAGATTCTTGCAAGGAGTGCACGGATCTCGAAATCCCACCCATTCCTGCACTCGAGACGTATTGTCCAGACTGCGGGATGTACTCGGTTCTCGACGACGGCAAGGATTGCGACTGCATGATCATGCCCGCGCTTCAGACATACTGCCCCGACTGCGGGATGTACTCGATTCTCGACGAGGAGTGCGAGTGCGAGTGTATACAGTCTCCATTGGACACTGCATACTGGGGCGGTCCATGCCGCGGATGCGGGATTCCGGGACTGTACATTCACGACGACGTCTGCGACTCGTGCGATGAGTTGTACAACCCGAGTACGCCTATGGTCTCCGCGCCCGCCTCGACGCCCACCTAAACTGAAAAAGGGAAAGGAACACACTCTTTATTTATTTTTTTACTGTGCGAGGTCTGTGTGGATGAGATGCGGGTTCCACGCAAAGATCCAACATCCGCCTTTTGTGCATCGGTCAATCACAGTCTTTGTGAGTTTAGACTTGTCGCGCAATGCCATGGCGTCATTCAGCGCGTACAGACGGCGCAGCAACTCATTGGGTGTGATCTTGAGTGCAGTGACTGCCGTTGTGAACTCATTGGTGATCATGGTCTCGTTAAAGTTCGGGCGTTGTGGCGAAACAGACGTTACCTTGTTCAACTTGAACTTCTTGTAGAACTGCTGAAAGATGGACTGCAAGTCTACGACAGAGACCACGGGGTCCACTGTGTAGAGGTCGGGTACAGGCATTGCCTTGTTGAGACGCACAAACTCCTGCTTAATCATCTCGTCATCGGCATCCCACATCACATCGACGAGAATGCGGCCGATCCCTTCGATGCCCTTAAGAGCAAGACGACGGTGGTTGCCATCATAGCAAACGAGTCCGTCGGATGTATGTGCGAGATAGAGGATATTGTCTACGCGCTTTGACTGCGCAATCTCTTCGTGGATCTCGCGAACACGGTCCTCGTCGGGTGGGCGGTTGTGCTTCCACGTCTTGATCTCGAGTTTTGCAAATGTGTCCGAGTTCATCTTGTAGAGTGGATGTGTGTTGTCGCTCCACACGCGGGCATTGTCGCGATTCGAGAGAAATTCTTGCCAAATCGAGGTCATTTTGAATGATGTATCCGAAGTTTGCAATTCTACGCTTCATTTTTACCGAAAAACGAACCACTCCCTAAAAAAAGACCGAAAAGCATGCAGAATGGAACCGACTCATTGGATTATGCGGATTGGGAACCGTAGGCACTTCGAAGGCAGCAAAAGGTACGGGATCTGGGGAATCAATTCAAAGCGCCATGATCACTTCGTGCGGCGTGCAAAACCAGGTGATGTACTGTGGTTCATGTCAAACAATTCACGTGGAAAGATGGTTGCTGTGGCGACGTTTACGCATTGCAAACTCCGCGAGACGGGACCATTGTTCTCAGCAGATCGCACAAACGAGGAGTTGGGATGGACAGAGACAAGTGGAGATTGGGATATGTTCATCTTCTTTAAGGATCACATCGATGTAGAGTCATGCAACCTTCTCACTCAAGCGGAAAAATGGACGCAGTCAGGTGTGTTCAGGTACACACCGGTCTTCTGCACCGAGAATCTTCCGGTCATCTACCCTTATATCCGACGGTTCGTGAGCGCTTTCGTCGTACCTGTCGTCGACGAGTTCGCCTCCGCCCTCCCTCCGCAAGGTCCAGTTTGATTGCATTCAGTGTACGCCGTACTTCGTCCCGTACACCCATCGACAGTCCATTCTTGAGGAGGAGACCTCTCAACACGCCCACACGTTTTTCAAATTTGGGGTAGGTGGCAAGGAAATCCAACGCATGATTGACGGACTCAGTTCCTACTTCGCGTTGGTTTTCAGTTTTTAACGAATTGTCGTCTGGCAAGTCTGCAATCAGTTGATCAACTCGGTCCATTGTCTAGGCGTTAGATCTTTTCAACCTTGACGGCAACAACCTTGGGCAAGGCAATGGGTTCCATGACAACGTAGGCACACTTGTGAACTTCTGGGGTCCGACAGGTGACGCAGTACATGCCCATACACCGGCACGTGAATGTAAGATGACTCTTCTTTTTGCAACAGGGACACTTCATTGTAGAATAGGAAACACCCATTATCTTCAGTCGCTTTTCGTTTTTCCTAGGTGACTAACAATGGGTACACGAAGACGCCGCCAGTCTCGTAGAGCAAGGAAACAAATCAAATACACTGCAGTCGTCGATCCAGACGTGCGGTATCCCCAAGCAAAATTTGAGAAGGAGTTGGCGCTCTATCTCAAAGATCCGCATGGATGGGGGAAATCGTTTAAGCGTGTCAAGGAAGGTGGCATTGCAATTCGGTTGTCGTCCCCTGCCACAATTAATGAAGCGTGTGGCAAGGATCTGCGGAACCTAAGTTGTGCGGAATTGGGCGGGAAACACATGTACCTCAATGCAATGCGGTGGTCGCACGGTGCACCGGAAAGCAAATTGGAATTGCATGACTATCGGCAGTATATGGTTTCACACGAGATGGGACATATTTTAGGGCATGAGCACGTGGACTGCCCGGGTCGTGGACACCCTGCGCCGATTATGATGCAACAAACACTCGGAATCGGTCAGTGCACGCCTAATACGCGGGTGTGACGACGACGCGTACGACCGCCGCGGGCATTCGGATTCCGCAGTTGCATTATAGCTCGATCCAGATTGTCCGTTTGTCTTTCTAAATCCGTGACACGCTTCAGGAGACCAAGAATAATTGTTTGGATCACAGGAAGTCCCATCGGATCCGTGTACCCGACAAAAGGTACACTTCTGTCACGTAACTCGTCCTTGTGTTGCTGTATCCAATCTTGAATCGGATCAAGAAACGGGCGAGGGGGATTAAACCCTTCTTGAGCAGCGGGGTTGTCCGCCATTTAGTATATATTCTAGTTTTTGATTTAGTTGGTGGAAGGAGGCAGTTTTAGTTCGAGTACACGGGGACGGGTTTAAGAGACGCGCCGGACTCTATACCAATGAAGATTGATCCACGAAATGTACGACCCTTTATTCTCACTGGATATCGCAATCCGCTAACCCATTCGACGCCGTGGGAGTGTGCGTACTCCATCTTTACATGGCACAATGAGACCTTAAATATCCATACGCATCTTTGGAGTGCCGTCTATTTCGCATATACATACTTGACTCGTCCAGTGTACGCGTGCGCATCGCCGATCTTACAACTCGGAATCACGTTAGGGTACCTTGGAGCAGTCTCGATGAGTGTGGCATCTACGTTTGCACATACAATGTATATACTCGATTCGAAATGGTATAGGTTTGCATGGTTTATCGACTGTCTTGGAATTATCGCAGTGAACTACTCGCATTTCTTCTTGGATCTGTTTTCAATCGCACTGTATGTGAACAGTCCCACACTGCTGTATGCAGGGTTGGGGTTGATCACAGTGTTTAGTGCGTGGTGTATCTCGAATGCAAGACGGAGTCAAGATGGGATCGGAAACTGGGGAATCTATTATGCCGCAGTCGCATCTCTTCCACTCACACTTGTCAATTACATTGTGATCCAGCGTGAAGCATCGAGGTGGTCTGCATTCTGTTCCGCATTCGTTGTTGTGGGTGGATCCCTGTTCTATTCGGGTCGACTCCCGGAGCGTCTTTGCAATCCCTACCGCGTGTTTGATTATGTGTCAAGTCACATGTGGTTTCACATTTGCATTACGACAGCAATTGTGAGTGCATTGTCTGCGATTCCAGATCTGTATACTCTCGAACTTAGTTCGAGAAAGTAGGTGGGAGTTTAAGGATAACGGATGCAGTACATGGGTAATGACAGACTGGGCGAAAATACTCGACTTTCCAGATTACGAGGTTTCGAGATCTGGAGAGATACGATCTTGCAGGTTTGGACGGGAACGAATCTTGTCTGGCAAACCAAACGGAAGTGGATATGTGCAGGTGAAACTTCATCAGAAATATTTACTTGTCCATCGCGTTGTAGCACGCGCATTTCTCCCTAATCCAGACAACCTACCTCATGTTGATCATATTAACCGAATTCGAACAGACAATCGAGTCGAAAACCTACGGTGGGTATCGATAAGCGATAATATGGTGAATAGGAACCTGCCACCAAATGCATTCGGGTATAGATGTATTTATAAGGGTGGAGAACATCAATTTGATGTATGCATTACTCGAAACTATCAAAAGATCTATATTGGAACCTTCGCAACATTAGAAGAAGCAATTGTTGCACGCGATGCATATGTACATAACGTTTAGTTCGAGTACGCAAGACCGCCCATGCCAGACATGACGCGGAAGATATTGTAGTTCACCGCGTACATGCGGAAGTTGTACGGGTACGCCTTGGACGGGAACGTGCCCGCGCCGCCGCTGGTCTTGCTGTCGAACACGAGGGTCGCAGTGTCGATGCGGGAGAAGTTGCAGGTGCCCGACGGTTGGTGCTCTTCGGGTTGCAGCGCAAACGAGTACACGTTGATCGGATTCGCAACCGGGAACGCGTGGTCGGGGATCGTGCCCGTGATCGTTGTCGACGTAACTGTCTGTCCATTGTTCACGATGTACGTTCCAGCACCTCCCGATCCGCTGCCGTATCCAACAATCAGGGTACCCGGCAGAACACCCGTTCCGGACAGGGTCATTCCGATCAAGAAGAGACCTGTAGTGCTGCCCGCAGTGAAGACAGTATCCGCAATCGTGCTGCCCGTCGCACTCGCAGTCGCAACTGCATTCGCCGAGATGGAGTTGCGCGTGGGCCAGAAGGCGCCGCCCGTGTGGTGCTGGTAGGGTTGGACCTTCCAGAAGTAGTCGCCATAGCGCTCGTCGAAGCGGTCCTGTCCATTGATCTGCAGACGGCAGCGGTCGACAATGTCGTCGTACGAGAAGGGCGACGTGTATCCATTGGCAATCGAAGTCGCACTGGCGCAGTCCGTCTTGCGTACATCCTGGAACACCCAGATCAACTCCTTGACCGGGTGGTTCAGTGTCAGGTCAATGCGGGCATTCGCCGTCGTCAGCGTCTGCTGGAGCGAGTACTGCAACTGGTCGATCAGGTACTCGTGCGACTGCTGGGCAAAGCGACGACGCTCATCTGTGTCGAGGTAGATGTAGTCAATGTACAGGGACGCCTCCTTGGGTTCCGGCAGCGCTGCGGCCGCCGCCGAGATGGACCCGGCAGATCCAGCAACGCCCGACACTAAATCAATCTCCTTGCGGAAGATCAGGTTAAAGTGGACCTCGTGGTACTGGAGGGCAATGAGCGGAAGCGCCAGTCCCGGGTTGCGGCAGAACCAGAAGGACAGCGGAATGTAGAGCACATTCGGGCGACCGTTGCAGGACGTTAAGGTCGAGGGACGACCACCCTGGTCACCGCCAAGCATGGCATCCAACTTGACGCTCTGGTCGTACGGCGCGCTCAGAGTCTCCCACAGGTACATCCACTCTCCGTACTGACGGTCCATGACTTGACCGCCGATCTCAACCTCAATCTGCTGGATGAGTAAGTATCCGAGACGACGCTGGGCACCCTGCGTCCAGTTGACAGCACCACCGCCGGCGGATGCCGTGCGGGTGTCGGGCAGCGTCACCTCGAGGTATGTGCGGTACAGCAGGTCCGCATTGCGGTTGACGACAGCAACGACGCGTTGGCCGAACGACGGCGCACCTGTAAAGTTGACACGCATTGCCTCCATGGCAAAGTTCGTGTGACGCTTGTACATGACCTTCCAGAAGGTAATGTGAGGATTTCCAGTGATGTATGCATCTTGAGCGCCGTATGCAACGAGTTGGAGAAGACCGCCACCCATTTGTTTATTCTTTGTGTGGATATATTCTTCACATCAATTGAACAAATGTCGAAGAAGGCATCAACACTTCGCACAATAGTTGAAGAGTCACGAAACCCCAATATAAATCCCCCGAGAAAGGCACCGGCAACACTTGCAAACCGAGGGGACCCCCCTGAATTCACGGATACACCTCCAGAGGGAGTACAGAAACCCACGCCAATCAAGTTCAAGGACCTTGCTCCTAAGGGACCTGTGATTATGGGAGGTCGTACTCGGCGTCGCCACACCCGTCGTCGTAAGATTCGCCGGACTAGAAAGTAAATGAGTGGACGGAATCCACCTCCACCGCCCGACTCTCCACCCCCGCCTCCCCCGCAAAAGTTTACGGACAAACCACCGGAAGGTGTGCAGAAACCGAAACCGAAGGAAGAGGACCCAACCCCTGTCGACAATACTCCGGCAAAGGGCGGGTCGAGGGCAAGGGCATTGTGCAAATGTATCAAGTCTGTGCGGAAAAGCGTGAAGGCACGTCCTGGGTCTACGAAGGAACAGGCAGCAATTGCGATCTGTGTCAAGTCAGTCCTTCAAAAACGCGGACGGACCCTAAAGAGATTTAAGTGCGGGCGTAAACCTCGAGTGTCGACCCAACGCAGAATCGCAAAAACGAAATCTGGGATTTAGAAATAAATCAATCTCATCAGCACAAAATGACGACCACCATGGAGACCCTCGCAATGATCCGCTACCCTACCAACGCCCGCCTGCGCGCAGACTACATCCATGCCCTCAAGGAATGCAAGACGAACCCGGCGTACCAGGCGCGTATGCCGAATGGTCTGGACGACTATCCATGCCACTGTGAACCGTTCATGGAGGACGACACCAAGGGGTGGACCACCGTCAAGCGCAAGATTCGCGTCAAGAAGATCCTGTCCGAGGAGGAGTTGGAGTACCTCGCGGCACAGATGCACGACAACTGGGAGGCAGAGTCAGTCGACAGTCGAGGTGGTATGCTGAACTACACGAGTGGACCGGTTGGCGAGCACAATGGCGCACTCTTCGACATTGGATCCCGCTTCTAGATGCACACACACAACTTACTTAGTTACTTCCTTTTTCCATTTACCCCACGTGTGCAGCATACAACTATGCTCGTGAGGTATCGTGGCAAGTGGTTTACAATTCATCCTAGACCGTATGAACCAGAGCGCATGACAACGGACGTTGCGTGGATTCAGATGAAAGAAGGAGTGGATGCCCCAACTGCCTACCGCCTTTGGTTTGAACGACAGCGCAAAATTTCCCATCTCTTTCAACAATGCAGCAAGCAATCCTTATCCTCGGAGTCATCCTCGTTGCCTTGATTGTGTATCGAGTCTGGTGGAAACCTATACTTATGCCTGCAGTGAAGGAGACATTGCCTGGAACTGCCACACTGTATATGTTTTATACAAATTGGTGTGGATTCTCGAAGAAGGCATTGCCCGAATGGGACAAACTGCCGTCTACGGCAACGTATGGATCCACAACTGTGACTGTCAAAAAGATCGATTGTGAAAAACAGACGGATATGTGTACGCAATACGATATCAAGTCGTATCCCAATGTCAAGTTAGAAACGTCGGGTGGTCTGCGAGAGTACACTGGACAGATCACGCACGAGGGATTGACCGCCTTTTTGACCGAGTCACTCGGGGAAGAGAAATAAGATATCGTTTGAAAACAAGATGGCACATGCTCCTCCCGCAGTAGTTAGAAATTTCGCAAAAGAACTCCTTCAAAGTACACTAGAAGGCGCTCCACCACTCAACTTGGAAAGTCTGAAATCAAGAATTCAACTTGCTGCTCTCTATCCAGAGGACTTGCACATACTGCTTTTTACTGCGATTGATATGGTACACGTTGAACTTGTCAAGTTTTTGATAGAAGAGCAACATGTCGACCCCAACAATCTGCATACAATGCACTTCGAGATGAAGGATGGTAACGTCACTGTAAACCGGTATTTGACCCCTACACCGGTACTCTACATCATTCTTACATCAAAGTTCCGTGCTTCGAAAGAGCGATCGACCGAGATGTTCTTGTATTTAGTTGAAAAGGTAGACCCGGAGACAATCAAGTTTAGAATGGTGACGGGCGATCCCCGAAATAACCGCGCAACGATCCTTCATTATCTAGTATCAAGATGGGCATTTGAAACGTTTGACACGATCCCCATTGTTAGACTGTTATGTGCAAAGGTACCGGACCTGCTTGAGATGAAGAGTGATGCCGGACAGACTGCACTTCACGTAGCAGCAAATGGCAATGTAGAGATGGTGAAGGAACTCCTTCGTCTAGGTGCAGATGTCACCGTAAGAGATAAGGACGGTAAGACTCCGCGCGATACAATAACGTCACCCGGACCGATTGGTACAGAAATACGGGCACGTCTAGACAGTGCGCTCGAACCGGCACCAGCACCTCCAGGATCCCCTCCGCGTGGACCTGCTGCGGCAGGTGCAGGTGCGCCTGTTCCCGCGTCTCCCGCGACTCCTCCGTATATAGGAAGTCCTTCCGATCCTCAAGCGGGCGGACGGCGTCGGACCCGTCGTACGCGGTCGAAGCGCAAGTCTCGTAGGCACTACAGAGTTAAATATTGAAAGAGTACAATGGCGGAGGGAGCAATTCTGACACTGATAGCAAATCGAGACAAGTCTGAGCGGGAAATCAACGATGCAATCAACGCACTTCCGGGCGGGACAAATTTAGACCATATACTCTCGAATGCTGTCGCGCGTAATCGTAGAGAGGTCGTACACTTTTTACTCAGCGAAAAGCGCATGTCTCCGGATACAGTCTACGATGGTATGTCCTTGCTTGAACTTGCAATTTTACAAAACGATGGTGGTGCGACCTACCGTCCCCTAATAGACGAATTGCTTCAAAGATGTACTCGTCTTACGTTCCAACATCGCGTGGGTGATAGGTACCAACCTATATTACGTGATGCAACTCCATTGTTACTCACAGTTATAACAGAACAACCAATAGAGATTGTTCAGCAAGTACTCGAAAAGTCTCTGGACCTGGTCAATCAAAAGAACTTTGAGGGGAAAACCGCACTCCACTATGCTGCCGAACTGAATAAATTCGAAGTAGCTCAACTTTTAGTTCGTGCAGGTGCGAACCCGAATGTGAAAAACAAAAATGGCGCTACACCGTATTCGTCTACAGGCGATCTTCGTATACGGCGCCTTCTGAATCCGGGACCAGATCCAGGGTCACCTGAACGCCCGTCTGCAGTGAGCAGTGCAATTGCTTCGCTCGGTGCTGGAAGTCCTCCTGGGCAAGTTGCCCCGAAAAGTCCTTCCGAACTTCTCGACCCGCAACCTCCTCCTTCTCCTCCCCAAGGCGGACGGCGCCGGACCCGTCGTACGCGGTCGAAGCGCAAGAAGACCCGCGGACGCAGGCGTTCGTAATTACTTGCGTTTGGAAATAAATCGTATCATTTGCGAGTACCCATTCTGAAACATCGACTCCTTATCGGCAGGCGTTGTTTCGGTTAAAATATTGACCGTGTCGTCGTCCAACCAAACCAGATTCTTGAACCGACTCAGATCATGCTGCATAAAGAAACTGTACCATAACGTGTACAGCGTTTGCCCGTACGACACAGTCTCCAATGTAGATGGATAAATTGGAACCGGTCGTGCAGTAATGTGCAGTGTCAAGCAAGTGGGTGGTACACTGTCGGCAATGCAGGGTGTAAAGACTCCACCATCAATGTAGACATTGTTGTACACCATTTGCGGTTGAAACAGAAACGGTAAACAGCACGAGCACCGAAGTCCATCGATCACCAAGACATCGTCCGAGAACAAGACGGGTTTCAGTGTTGTCATGTTCGACGCAAGAAGTTTGACGGGTTGAGACAGTTGACCCAAGGTCTTTCCACGAATCGGAAACCCGTGTCGCTCAAAACACTCTTCCAGTTTTGTGCACCATTCGTCCATCGGGAATAGACCCTTTTTTATAGACAGTTCGTTCAGATGTTTCAGTCGTAACGGTGGCAAGACACCTGAGATTGTCAATTCTGGATCGCGAAAAAATGTATTGAGTTGTGCGGCATTCATACCGCATCCTAACCCAACTGCAGTAATCGATCCAACGGAACACCCGTAGATTCCATCTGGAAACTGCAAATGTCCCATTTCTTCTTCGAGGGCAGTCAGTGCACCGACTAGCAACCCACCTCTTGATCCTCCACCTCCAAGCGCAATGGATCGATACATTCTATTGTATCTGACAAGTAAGGGCATGCTGAAAGCACGTGATGTATGGACAGAACAAGAAGAACGCCGTGAAAAACGCATGTCAGCAATGAGACCCGTACTTTCTCAGTTATACGGGCAAATCCGGAAACAGGCAATTCATTCCCCCAATGCGCCGTATGTCGTCTTTGAAATACCTACATTCGTATTCGGATACCCATTGTTTCAACTGTCCGAAGCGCGGGAGTACTTGGTCAAGACACTCACGGACTCTGGATTCATGGTTTGGCCTGTGAATGAAAAGTATCTCTTTGTGTCTTGGGTGAAGCAAAGTGCGCGTGCCTCTCACCGCCCGCCGCTCATTACCAATTACCGCCCGCAAGTCTACGACCCGACCGATGTCGGAAGCATGCTTCGTTGAGGAGGAGGTTCGAGATACCCTACAGTTGCTGTAAAGACTGCATTCAAGAATGCGGATGGAATGGGTGCAAGTGCGGCAATGATCACGGCAATAAACTTTGTCACGGGACTTGCGGTCCACTTGACAAATGTGGATACGATATAGGACATACCCACTTCATTGTTCGGATCAATTGTTTTCCGATTTGCCGAATATCCATCCCACAGTTTCCAAGAATAGACCATGTTCGTCAAGAACATCAGAATCACAAGAAATCCAAGGACACCGTACGAGGCATACAAACTTGCATTCCACACCAGAGTTTGAGGAGTACACTGGATTTGTCCGAGTGTAGTGTACTCTCCGATGGTGACCGTTTCGTTCAAGGCATATTCGTCGGTATGGGTACCGTCCTTGTCTACATACACAATCTCAAGTTGAACAACTGGAAATCCGCGTACAGTGTCATCTTCAGGTGTAGTTGTCAGGACCTTTTTTGCACGTGTTGCCGTGTAAATTGGCATGACTGGGAACGTTACGGATCCTCCACACAAGGGTGGAATCTGATCAAGCACATCAACAGAATCTTTCGCAGTCTTTAGCGTTGCCTTTGTAATTGACGTTGCAGGTCCAGACGGAGGAATATGTTGAGGACCCGGAGTTACGGGAAGAACGTATCCTGCAGGTGTAGTGGGCGGTAAAGGAGGTGGTGGTACGGTTCCTGTCGCTCCAGTTGCCATTGTTAAGACGCAAACACGAGATTTGCGAGACCACTTACGATTCGCAAGAAATTGTACGACTCAATGTAGACGCCCACATTGTACGTATAGGTAAACAAGATTGCACCGTTTTGAGTGTTTTGGATGACGGTAACAACTTCAGACGGATCAAACAATGCAATGTTTCCGGGTGGAATCACTGTTGGATTCTGGTTAAAGACAGTGGATCGCAAAACGCAAACCTGGACCTGTCCAGTCGACAGTGCTGCCGGCAAGGGTTGCTGCAGTGTCATGCGCAGGGTAATCTTGTCGAATTTGCTGGCATTCATGGAACCGCTCGGTTGATACTGGTCGTGGTTGAGGGCAAAGGAGTACATGTACGCACCGGGCAAACTGGGTCCAGTTGTGTGTCGATACGACTGTAGCAATGAAAAATATTGATTGGGTTTTGTGTAGAAGCGCTCAAGTCCGTTAAAGAGCAACACACTGTCCACCACGGCATCTCGGGGAGACACGGAACTCACTTGGTACTGTCCACTGGAATACAAGACTGTGCCTACATTCGAACTGATTGCGGTAAAGGGTGCACGACCAGAATCGTCCCAATTTGTGTAATTGTCCCAGTCATTCTTTGCCTCCTTGTCTGAACGACGTGCATTGAACAGGATGCGTGTCACCAGGTTTCGAGCTGGAAGCACAAGTTCGGTGTTGGGACCAAATTGATTTTCGCTTCCGATAAAGACAATTTCTTTCATCAAGACCGTTTGATCTGCACGTGCCAACTGGTTCAGTTCCATTTCAGTCAAGGAAATGAAATTCGCATCAATGTACGGATCTGGGAAAAAGGTGGTCAATGTCGGGTTTGACGGTGTCCCATTGAGAATCGGCGGACTCAAGAACGTCGACAATGCAGATGCATCGGGACGAATGCGTGTTCCAAAGGTGGTACTCAATGGATTTGTATCGATAATCGTGTACAAATGTATAATCGGTCTGAGCACAACATTGATGAAAACGTCCGTGTTTTGCATCGAGACTAAGGGCAGAGCAGTTCCGGCATTCTCGCAGAACCAAAAGTGAAGGGGCACAATAAGTTGACGAGATCGGATCGAGGGTTCAGGCACTGTTGTCATGGGCAGGGCAAGACCTAACGGACTTTGAGCTGCAACTGCGTGGGGGTATTGTCCATTTCGATCAAAGGCATTTGCAGGGTCGTGCATTTCCTTGACGTGTCCAACCATCTTGTCAACAATCCCTCGCTTCGTCTGGTCGTGTGTAAGATGCGAATACAGTTTCATGAACTCGCCGGTCATGGTTTGAAGAACTTGACCGTTCGCAGTGAGTTCGATGTGATCGATTAAGTTGTATCCAATGTTCTTGATCCACTGAAATTCGTACCCGATTGCATTGCATCGTTCGTCGTATCCGGGAGGCGCAGTGGTTACCGTTTTCAGAGGTGACCATATATCGGGCAGGGTAATCACCAAGTAACAATCATTCACAAGTTGTCCGTAGCGATCGATGCGGCATGAAAAGGTCTTCGTGCTTGTCGCGTCAAATTCGAGATGAGATGCGGTGAATGTAAGACGAATATGTTCCATGGCAAAGTTCGTGTGCCGACGATATACAGTGCGAAAGTGGGTCATGGACGGATTTCCATTCACTAATTCGTTTTGTGCACCCTCGGCCGCAAGTTGCATCAATGCACCGGGCATTTGATTCTTTCTCTACATAAAGAACCAAGTAAATCCTTCATGGCAGGAAATGGAGCGCTTGCTCCTGTCGAGGATCCGGATGATTTCCTGCATAGAGGAAAACTCCCTGAAGAGCGAAAGGGCAGAGGGTGTGAGGAGATCTATGAGAGGGGGTATGCGTATGAACCCTTTGACCCTCGAACCTACGACATCCATCGCCCATGCAAAATCAATATGCAGGGTGCGCCTGACAAAACGATCGCGGTTCTTCCTCCGATAGGTAATCATATATTTAAGATTTTTCTTGATAAGATTCCGCTCTTGAATGTAGACGATCTACGGGGTGCCCCGGACGGGATCTACACATGGATTGTATTTTCGAAAGGCGGTGGCGAAAAGCAGTTTGTAGCATGTCCGGTACGGGATGCATTTGAAATCGGTACGAAACACGGCGCAATTGCGACTCGAGTGGGTGCAACGACTATACACAATGGCGGTGAACTCCTGAAGTCAGGTGGCACCCTACGATTCAATCTTCAATCGGGCACATACCTGCAATACTGGTTGCGGGCCCGCGCGCAAAAGGCAGAGGGATACTGCAATCACCTAGAACTCCATGCGTACCTACAAGAGAAATTCAAGGAGATGTTTCCAGGTGCAGTGTTTCAAGATGCCCCGTTTAAAATGGGGAACCCGACGGAGGCAGATCTCAAAATGTATCGGTTTGCGGGATTTCGACTTGTTGATGTGTCCGGTCTTTCATACGATGCGTGTGTTGCCAAGATCGAGGATGTCTTAAACCCTCCAAAGGGCGGTCGGAAAACTCGTAGGCGCAGACGTCGTTACACCCGGCGGCGGTGACGAGACCGTCTCTTGGCGCGACGACTACGGCGCCTGCGACCTCCGTACGGTCCGGGCGGTCCATACTGCGGTTGCTGTTGGGGAGCGGGTGCAGCAGGTGCAGCAGGTGCAGAGGCAAAGGGGTTCCACCAGCTCGATTGTGCAGGTGCAGGAGCACCAGGTGCAGGTGCAGGTTGCGAAGATTGAGTTCCACCCATTTTATATTACTTACGGAGATGTTGTTCCAACCGGCAAACAACAGAGATTGGTGTATTGAACAGGTCCGAGAGCAACAAGATTTGTATTGTAGACTTGACCGGGTACAAACTTGCGTTCAAACTGCATTGCCTTGTTTCCGCTGACCGCAGTGTACACATAATTGTATCGCCGGTGAGCGGGGGGCGGATTCGACTTAAAGGTCGCAGCAACAATCTGTCTCTTCCTCTGCGTAAGAAAATCCTGGACCGAATTAATCTGTGACATCTTTGATTTATAGAGAGGTGAAAGAATCTACTCAATGAGGTTTGTACTGATATCGACTCACGTGGACCAGACGACGGGGTACTCCAAGGTGAGTTTCAATCTGCTGTCGCAACTCGCGACACTTGCACCTAGGGTCAAGACGTACCACTTTGGGTTTCAGCGGCATCCGGATCGAAAGTCGGTTCGTAAGGCACCGGAGGGTGTTGTCTTGTACGATGCCGGTGCGAACGAGGACCCGAAGGAGGAGGGATTTGGGTTCAATAAGATTCATGAGTATCTGGACATGGTCAATCCGGACATTGTAATGATCTACAATGATCCTCTCATCATTTGCAAGTTTCTGGACGCAATGAAGGTGACCGAGACCCCTCCGCGGTACAAGGTCTGGACATATGTGGACCAAGTGTACACGGGCATTGCTCAACCTCTGATTGACAAGATTCGTGATTGTTCGGACAAGATTTACTGTTTTACGGACGAGTGGGCACGTGTCTTCAAGACGTATGGAATTTCAAAGGAGATTGGAATCATTGAGCATGCCGTGGATCCGACTGTCTTTTCGAACATGCCGCAGAGTATGCGAATGACCTTGCGCACATCTCAGAAAATCGCACCGGACTCGATCGTGTTCTTGAATGCAAATCGTAACAGTCAACGGAAGCGTCTGGACACAATGTTGATCGGATTCGTTCGTCTTCTTGCCAGGAATCCAACCTTGCCTCTGTACTTGATGTGTGTCACGGTCACCGGTCCGCAGGCAGGTGCATATTACGACCTTCATCGGATCTTTGTGGATCAATTGAAGCGTGCAAATCTTCCGTTTGAGGAGTTCAAGACCCGTCTCATGATTGTGGATACGACGCCACCGAATACGCTGCCGGATGAGATCATTAATCAGATTTACAATCTGACGGACATTGGGATCAATACAAGTGATGGAGAGGGGTTCGGTCTGTGTCAGCTTGAGCACCTGTATACGGGCGCGCCTCAAGTTGTGACCGATGTGGGCAGTTACCGTTCATTCTTGAATGAGAGCGTCACCGATTTTATTCCTAGGTGCGACATTGACGTCTATTTCCCGGGATCCATGCCGCTTGGATTGTCTGCGCCTACCTTTTCGCCTGAAGACACTGCAACTGCAATGGAGTCTGCCGTAAAGAATCTGGCGACTCGTCGTGAGAAGATTCGGGAGCACACCTTCTTGACATGGAAAACGGTATGCGCTGGATTTCTGCAGGATATCCTTCACCATGCAAGTGCGTAACGGACTCTGCCTTCCGATTCAATAACACCAATGCGAATCAGACGCTGATTGTCTGCAAAGGCAGACACATCAAAGAGTTCCCGACTGTCTGCGTCGTACAAGAAGAGCAGATCCTTAATCGTCACCTGCTGGAGTCTGCGGCGTTTTCTGTCCATGTTTCGCAGATACGATGCATCCGATGGATCTGTCTTGATTGCAGGATTGAATGCGAGGTCTTCTCCAGTGACTCCGCTATCGAAGCGCATGCATGAAATTACATTCTTCTCTCGACTGTGAAGTTTCCTGTGAATTTCGCAATCCACTGCGGATTGTTTTAACAAAAATCCAAGTCTCTGATTGATCACATCCTTTTCAAACGCTGCCTCATACAGGTATTCATCTGTGGACATGAACATGTCTACCGGCGAACCGCCTTCGTATCTCTTTTTCGATGTGTCGGCACGACGGACGCGGGCAATGTTCGGTCCTTCCGACGTCTTGAGTTGTTCTGGACTGAATACACTCATGTAGATACTCACGCGTACAGTGCGGGATTCAACGGGAAGCGTGGCGTGGGAGCAGATACGAACCGCACGACCAATGACTTGATCGTGGCGTGCCGGGGTCCAGTGGGGTTCCATAATGTGGACGTGCCGCACATTTGCTAACGTAATGCCTTCGGCACCACTGCTCGATGCCATCAGGAGACAAAGCAATTTCTTCCCCCGTGCAGCAATGCTTGTTTTCAAGGACTCGGGAAACTTTGCTTCATACCGTCCGTTAAAGATTTGACGAGACAGTTCACGCTCTTCAACCTTTTCCTCTCCCGTGTAAAATGCATATGCGGGTTTGTTCGACAGTGCAGGGTCTTCAATCCATTGTCCATTTTGGTTAATGATCTTGTACGGTTGCCATCCATTTGCGTCTAAAATTGCGGCAAAGACACCAAGACCTTCAAGCGATCTGTACTGAGAGTACACAAATTGATTTTGCCACTCTACGCCATCTCCAATGGACAGATTTTCAAAGAGTCGTTTGAGTTTAGGACTGTAGATGTCAAGCGATTTCAGTGTCAAGTACTTTGCAGATTGGGTCCGCAGGGCAGTTAATGCGTCGGGATGGTCGGGGACTGAATCTTCACTTGCCGCATCGTCATCGACTGCAGGGACCTTGAGTTCAGGGGGCACCAAGAAATTGCAGAGTAGGCGCGACTTGACACGGAACGACTTCATTTCATCCTTTAGTTTGTTTGCCGCAGAGGTGGGTTTGATCATTTCCCTGTTGCGGGCATCAAGGTAGGTTGTGAATTGCTCCGAGGACATGGGAACCTTTTCAAGCATCTTGTCATCGTCGACTCTGCGGGGAATGAGGCGCTCGTCTGCACCCTTGAAATAGGAAACAAGACCTTGGATGCGTCGTTGCAAAAGCATCGGATTCTTGATGGTCAGACCGTCCAGAAACAGATCCGCAAACTCTTCATATTTGGACGGAAGACACTCAAGTTCTTCAGACACAATCCGCTCAAGGGCAATGTCGCTGCCATTTGCCGTGTCAAAGGTGGTTTTGAAGGACTTGACCCAATCGGTGGGCAAAGGGATCCAGGGTAAATCTTTATTGTACTGCACGGCAACACGCTGACCGGTATTGTTGTAGACTGTAGAAAAGTACGGTGGATTGCGGGTGACCATGACAACCTTTTTTACTGCATTGAATTCGACGGTATCAATGTCACGGAGTTCATGAAGGGTTGCGGTCATTTTCGCTTCATCCCATCCTTGTATTGTCTTGAATGGAATTGTGATTCGCTCAATGGGTCCGCGCAACAAATTCATAAGGTACGCAATCTCATTGGGACGGTTAATCACGGGAGTGCCCGACAAGACCACGACTTTGCAGGACTTGGCGCGATAAATTGCATTGTACACCGGCAAGATCACACCTTCCTTGTCGGCAATGCGGGAGATGAAGTTGTGCACTTCATCGATAATGACAATGGAATCGTCGTACGGATTGGGTCCGTCTTCAGGAAGAAGTGCAGCAACTGCAGTGCGTGTCAATCCATTGTAATTGACGAATGTAAAGCGACCTGTCAGAACGTCATCAATTTGTTGACGAATGAGGTCTTGATCCACTTTCGAAAGTGTTGTGAAATTTGCCGGTTGTCTCGGCGTTGTCGTATAGAATTTGCCGTGTTTTTCAAGAAACGCTTCAGAAATCCCTAACGCTTTCCCTTCATCAGCACGGTCTGCGGAACTGACTTCACGTACCCGCCAGTGCTGTTCAGTGTAGAGCGGACATGTCTGAAATTCGTTCTTGTAGTTTGCGCGCAGACTTGCCGGCGTCATGACCACAACACGAGATTTGGACACAAGGGATTCAGCAATGGCAATCGACGAGCATGTTTTGCCGGACCCGAGACCGTGATACAATAAAATTCCCCGGTAGGGTGTTTCGATCATCATGTAGTCTCGAATCAATTTTTGATACGGAAACAGTTCACGGGCACTTGTTTGATTCAGACATAGGTCGACATCCTTGTCTTCGGACAGGGGATCTCGGTCTTCTTTTCTGTACTTGAGAAAGATTCGAGTAATTGAATCTGCAAATGCTTTGCGATTCGGCAAGATGTAGTCGGCGGCAGTACTCATTGTTTTTCGTTGGGATTTGATAATGGAGGCGTTCACACGGAAAAATCATCGGATCTGGATGGTGTCCTTCTACCTCTTTTTCATGTCTGCCTTTCTCTACATCAAACCGACTGTCGCGTTTGGTCGCGAAGGTCGTGTTCGTCCATTTGGAACGGGTGATCGAGAGGCAACGATATTCCCAGTGTGGACCTGGGTGTACCTGTTCAGTGTCGTGGCATATTGTTTGACAGTCTATTTTGCAGATTTTCAGTTGTAGAGTCTATACTTAAAGGTAGGCGCGCCGGTTGTTAAAGGCGGCCCACGCGGCGGCGGCGGATGCGGCGGTGGCGGGAGGTGCGGCAGGTGCGGCAGGTGCTGCGCCTTCTTTTATAAATTCTGCAACATCTGACCAATCAAATCCTGCACGATCTGGACTTGTAAAAAGTTTATCGACCCCTGCGGCATTCCGTGCGCGAATGTTAACTGTTTTGGGTCTGCCTTCTGCCGGATCGCCTATATCCGG